CAGTTTCATAAACAGTGTTTAGAACTGCATTTTTAATCATAATTATTTACCTCTAAATTCCAATGCCAATAATTCATGACTGATTTGTTGACGGTGTATCCTATCCCCTTCACCATCAAATGTTTCAGTAGGGCTTACTGATGTTGTATATGATTCATAACAACCATCAGGAATCAAGTTATCAATAGCATCAATAATATTCTTACATGTTTCCAATGTACCCAATTCTCCCAGGGAATCATCGCCCATTGAAGCATTCTCATCCCGGATTAAATCTGAATATACACCTATCGTTATCTTGTAGATGCTTGTTTTTTTGCCGTTGGTATCGCTTAACTTCACGTTCCAGGTAATGCCGCCGTCTTTTATTCCGATGCAAGGTAGTGTAACATGGATAGGAATATAATTAATATCTGGTGTAATATAGATATTTTCACTATCTACACCTGTTATCGTGCCCCGCAATCTTGCCTGAATAGTTATCAGAATATTTTTAGTTAGCATCAGTATTTATCCATTTCTTCTGATGAAAATATGGTTGTTCTTGAATTTGATATGAAATTTCCAGGTAGATCTTCAAGATCAGGAGAGTCAGGAGCAGGCTGTAAGCCCAATGTTATTTTACCATCTCTGATATTTTCAAGAGTTTTTATACAATTGTCATATTGCTTCTGCCAGTGTTCCGGTGGTGTCTTTTTCCTGATAAATAATTTATAAATTGCCATAGGGGCATTTAGTCTTTTTAAGATGCTTGGAATAGCTCCTATTATTGGCAGTTTAACTACATTTCCGATATAAGCGTCAATAATATCTGCTTCTGCTGTGATTTCTTCTGTAATTACTGCTTGGTCTGGAATGCCTGCTTTGGCATCATCAGAAAGTTGAGTTAACACTCTTTCAGGGCAGATTTTTACAAGATCATCATAGACGCAATATGACATTTGTTATTTTCCTTTAAGTTTTGCAGTTTCAGGTTCGGGAACAGTTTGAACAGCTTTGCAAACACCTTTCTTGATGAGTTTTTTTGCTACATCATCCGGTGCGTCAAATATTTCAGATTTTGTTCCTTGGATATATCGTTTATCCTTGTAATCAACTGCACCTTTTATAACTTTTATTTTCATTTTCAAGCTCCAATATTATTTTTAAATGTTAGATTGCGATCAATTTTCTACCGTTGTTTTCATCGTCAACAATTTTTACACCGGGTACAAACCATCCTGCTTCTGCAAGAGCATAAGACCCGTCGGGATTCCGCTGTTGAGTCGTAACTTGAACATTACAGCCTACGCCAGGCATTTCCATTGCTTTCGTGCTTTTCATCCATCCTTCTGATTCTGAACTTGCTTTAAAAAGCAACCTGAATGAATCACCGTCGCCAACAATTTTTATATCTTTTACGTTTTGTCTTGCGCCTGATACTGTTGAATTGTGTAATGTTTTCATTTTTATTTCCTGATAATTTATGAATGTTTAAAAGTGCAGGGATAGCCCTGCACAATATTTATACTACGGTTGCTCTGATGACTGCTCCAGGTCTCTGGAGAACGGGCAACGGTCTGGTTTCAACTTTTATCCATCTACCGGAAGGCTCCTCAGTTTTCCAGGATTTTGAGAATGCAGGAACAGGTTTACCACCTGCTGTGATATTTCCGACACCCTTTGGTGCATCAAGATCAACTACGGGACCATAAGGACAGTTGGTTAAATCCTGACACAGACCGACAAGTAAAAATTCATCAGATTCAATAAATCTTTTTCGGGTACCTGCATTGTCAATGTAAGAACCCTGGTATTCATCCAGTTCAATCTCAGATACTTTTTGAATTCTGCCAGATTCGGCAATTTTAGCACCCTGATCGTATTTGAGCAATTCCCTGATGTCAGCATTTGCAAGCAATGCGTCCATAACTTCTGAACCACAATAGGCAAGCCAGCTTGTGATTGCTGCATTGGAATCGTCTTCAATGATTTGTTTCCACAATCTCATTTTATTAATCGGGTCAGAAGCAGTATCAGTCCAAAGTGCAGTTGAAGTCAGCGTAATATCATGAGATGCATCAACATTATAATCAACCAGAATGGTTGTTAAATCTGAATCATAGATTTTACCTTTGAGCGCATTTACTGCCCAAAATTCCAGAGTTCGATCATGTTCAGCAACCATATCAAATTGTTCCCGTGCTACCCTATCTTTTAACATTTCAGTAGCCATTTGAGCGCCGTATGCTCGTACTGCATTGAGTTCAGCAGCAGAGATATGACGTTTTGAGCTTAACCTGGGGGCTTCCAGGGTTACAGTTTTTCTTCCGGTCTTATCTGTCACGGTTGCCATTGCATTTGGGGCAAGATTCGGCAGGATACGCTGGGAGCCTGTTATGATGTCGAATGCCAAACGATCACTTGTCTGCATGTTCTGGTACGGTCTGAACAGGCGATTAAATACCCGTGCTTCCTTGGTTTGCATTTCATTGACTGCACCAGTCAGCACCCTTGTTTTGAAGAGATTATCCATCTTTTTGTTTCCTTTCTATAAATTTAAAAAATTACACAAAATCAGCATCAACAATAATGCCCCTATCTTGGAGTGCCAGGATTGCAGCATTTTTTTCAGCATCGGTTATTGTGGGCCAGACAAGATCAGAAAGCCTGTATTTTCCAGTAAGAAAAACCTGTGCTTCGGTATCTGCTGATGTAGCGTCAACATCTTCTGCCAAAATTGCCTTTGCATTTGTTCCTGCTGTGCCTGTAAGAACTTCATATTTGAATGTTGCGCTTAATTCAAGCACAGTACCTCTGACTACAACACCTTCACCGCTTGCGACAACAGCCACTTTTTGCCTGCAATACTCTCCGGCAACAAGTTGACTCTGTCCATCTTCTAAATTGATTGTTGAACCTAATGTACCTGGCATTATCGGTCTCCTTTTTTAATATTTCAAGTTATCATTTAAGGTATTTATTTATCTTTTTTATCTTTCACCCTGTCGGAAATGTCTTTTGCCATTTTTTCATCTTCCTCGGCTTCTTTGGTTTCTTTATCCTTTTCTTCATCTGTTTTGTCTTTTGTTGCGACCTCTTTTTTTAAACTCTTTGCAAGAGGTTTCATGACTTTATCCATATTTTCCAGGAAGGAAAGGAACCAGTCAGAAGAAATTTGTTTTTTTTCACCATCAGATTCTTTGAAGTCAAAACTTGTGGCATGGCTGGAGTCCAGAAATTCGGATATACCGGTGATAAAGATTGCAGGAGGAATATTGCTTTTTTCTTGAAATTCTTTGAGCTTTTCCCTGGTTTTAACCTTTTTGTTTTCTAGGGCAGTTTTCCGTTCCTTCTCTGCGAACTCTGCTTTTGCTTCTTTCCGGACTTCTGCTTTTGCGGCTTCAATTGCTTTTATATTTCTTGCTTTTTCTATAGCGACTGCTGCTTTTGTCGCTGTGTCCATCTGTTCCTGTGTAAATTCCATGATTTTTTTCTCCTTTTTTTTCATTGAAAACTCAAAATTAATAAGATTTTCAGTATTGTTAAATTTCATATCCGCAAGACCTTTGACTGCTGGAATTGCACCGCCCAAAAAACCTACATGCCGAAGTCTACCGTCTGGAAAGAAGGATGCTGAACGTTTTTTATAAATATTTTTCTCAACTAATTCGGCAAATTCAGGAACGACATCTTTTGTTTTCATCATTAACCGTTTGATGCCGTCTATTACTATTTCTTTTAATTCCTGAACCCAGCCAAAGGATGGTGAGTTATCTTCGGGATGACCAACAACAAGAGGTGGTTCCATTGTTGCAGGATCAAATGTGTTGATGGCATTATCAATTAGCGAATCGCCGTCATGTTCATTGCCATCTGCATCAGTTTGTTTTCCGCCTTTGAATATTTCTACCCAATCATCGAAACCTGACATAATTACCTCGCATATTTATTTTAATGATAAAAACCTCCTAAGGATGTTTTTGAAATTTAAGATACTTTCCTTTTCAAAAACCATGAACGGTCTTGCTGGAATATTTTGTTTTGTATAACCATATTGATGCGTAGCTGCATAAAAAACATTTGATCCCCAAACTACTTTTGCTCCAATTGTTTGATAGCTTATAGAGTTAATTAAAACTCCAGAGCGCTGAAGTATTTTGCCAGGCCATTTGCCAAGCCTGATTCTGTCATTTATTGTGGCTTGCTTTAGTTTAGGCCATGAACCACTTGGACTGCCTTCATTTTTAAACACATTTCTTATTGCTGCTGTTCCTGCTTCACCGATTTCAGCTAATGCAGCATCTGGTTTTTTTATTCTATCAGAGAGTTGTGTGAATAGCTTCAGAACACCCTGATCTTTAATTGTAATTGATACATTATTCATATTTATTCATATTTGCAATAGATTATTAAATTATAGCATATCCGTTGTGGTTTGCATTTCGATATCACCTTTTTCAAAACCGTAAACACGATCAAAATATTGCTGTTTAAAAACTATGCCTTGATTTCTTAATTTTTCATCTCTGTCTGCTCTTTCAGTTTGCAAATCTTCCTCCTCATAAAAATGAAAAATAGGAGGATCTGCATTTTGAAAGTTAAGATCACAAAACCATTTTGAAAGAATGTTGAATTGTTCTGCAACCATTTTTTTATCTGAATCTAATTTTTGTTGGAATACATCCATGTGTGTTTTGGATGCTGCATAGGAACCAACTTTACCTATTTCTGTGGTTAAAGTTTGTCCTACAATTGCTTTGCTAATTTCATTGTTTGCTATTGTAATGAATTTTTCATAAATATCAGCAGAAGCATTTTTGCTTTTTGATTCAAACATGTCAATTGATTGGTCGTCATCTATTACGGCAACCGCATCTTGCACCATTTGTTTGAGTCTGGTCAAGAAATTATTTCTTCTGGTGTCATCTGTATTTCGTGGAACCTTACCGATAGGCCAGGGCATTCCATATTTTTCAGTAAATATTGACCAAAATTTGAACCCACCACGTTTGAATGCAACTGGCCAGAAACACCGAGAGAGAGTTCGTTCGCCATATGGATTCTTATATGATGGAAAATGCCTTGGGAGTAAGAATTTTAAATCAGGTAATGGTTCTCCTTCTAAAGCATGAGATTGTGATAGAAATTTTGGCTCGTTTTTGAAGTCGAATGCAAACCATTCGGGTGGCTTACCTTCGATTTTAATAGGTTTCCATAAGTTTTTTGTTTCCCATATTATTTCACATGGTGCAAAGCCAAAGTAGGGAGCCATTAACATGTCTGTTATGACATTTTGCATTGGCAATGCTGTTAAAGCAGCCTTAAATGCTTTCAGTGCTTTTGTAGATACTGCCTTATTCTTTGTATTGCCTGAAAGTTTCAACCTCCATTCACGGGCAAGCACGCCGTTTGTTCTGCCCGTTATGCAAGCCCATACATGAGCATCTGACATAAGCGATCGATAAACACTAACATGTTCACCTAATTTTTCCAAAACAGGATCCGGGTCTGGGAGGCATCCGAAAAGACCGTCCCAGTCCCAGGATTTTGCTCTGGAAGCAAATTCATCTGAAAGTTTTGATGATATAATTTTATCCATATTGAATCCTAATAACCTGATAGATTATGTCGTTTATAATATTGCTTATCTTCGGTTTCAAGCTCTGCGCTTTCAACTATGGGGATAACACCACCATTGATATTTTTTACTGCGTATAATGCCATTGAACCTGCCAGGCCGGCATCGCCATGCCGGTATTCACCATCTCTGCCTTTTGATCTTTGATCTGGTATTTTTGCTATCCCGTTATTCATTACAAAGGATTTAAAATCATCAAGGATGTCTCCGTTTTTTGGGATTATTATTGCCTGTTCTTCAAAGATTGCTTTTACTCTGGGCATGTTTTCTCTGTACCAGTCCAAGGTAAGCATTACTTGATGTATTCGTGTTTTTCCGTATCTTTGCATTGCTACCTCTGCAAGATACTGACCGTTTCCTCTTGCATCTAAAGCTCCGCCTCTGAAATTTGGGAACCTGTCACAAATATAGAATAAAATTTGTTTTTGTTGTTCAAAAGGAACATTTCTTAATTCAACAACAAATGGTGTTATACAGGTTAAGTCGGTTTGTTCCTGCAAAGGCCAGATGATTGTTAAGTCACCTGATCGTCCAAAATCTTCGCCAAAAAATGATGGTGCATTTACATCAAGCCTGTTTATAACTGGATCAATATTTTCTCTTAACCAGTCTTGTGCGTCTGCTTCTCTGATATGCCCTGGTAGTTCCTCAAAATTGGTTTCACAATGCCAAACTAACACAGGAATACCAGGTTGCATACATGATTCTATAAGTGTTCTTGATAAGAAAGTATTACTGCCCTGGCTTGGAATGCAGTCAAGTTCTTCCTGGGCAGAAGTACCATAAGCTTTATATATATCATTTATCCATTTTACTTGATTTGTTTCTGACCATTCTTTCCCTGTTTTTAAACATACTCGTTTATAAAGACCTTCATCCACAGCTTTCATAAAAGGTACTCTGTGGATTGAACCGCTTCTTTTTCCTGCTCTAATGGCAAGGATTAATTGATTAAATTGGTTTGAATCGCCAAAATGAGTTGAAATAAGTCTCACTTTGCCTCCCCATATTAAAAAGGCTATTGCGGCATTAAGGAGTTCTGCAAGATCGTCTTGATGTGCTGCTTCGTCTCCTACTAAAACCCCTTGTCTACCTCTGATTTTTTTAGGCCGGGAAGCTAATGCAACAATTTTATTCCCAGAAAGTGGAAATCTAATAGTGAATGTTAGGATGTGTTTATCTTCTTTTTCGCCTTCGCCCCAGATGCCGGATTCTACTTCACTAGCTGCGGTATTAAAAATTCTTGCCCAATTAGCGCAGCAGTCTATGTATTCTTCAGTCATTTCTTTATCAGTACCGATATAATATACATTTTGGCCGCCATCTTTTTTGCAAGTTATTGCAATCAGCACATTATCTGCTGATTCTACCCATGTGATACCTGTTCTTCTGCCTTTTTCACAAACTTTAAATTCTGATTTGTCTGCAATCCAGTCTTTTTGTGATTGTATTAATATATCATCTGTAAATTCCATTAATCTGAGATACCTAAAAGGTCTTTTTTTAATCTGTTTACTGTTTGTGAAGATAATCCAGTATTAGATTTATTATTAGGATTAATATCTCCAGGTATGATAGCTGCTTTTTGAACCATTTGAATATTTTTCAATACCCTTGAGTATACTTCTAATTTTTCAGGGGATATCTTTTCTTTTTTGTCTGCTATTAACTTAAACTTTTGTGATATTTGGTCTGTCAGTAATTGTGTAAGGCGTAAGTTTTCTTTGTCATATGAGGCATTTATGGCTGATTTTTTCTCTATTTTTTTTTTTGAGTCTCATCTACTACTTTTCTATTATAATTCTCTCGTACTTTTTGCCAGTCTTCTTTTGCAGATTTATTTTGAATTGTACTAAATCCACATCCGTATTTTACAGACAATTCTTTAAGAGTTATATTCCCTTCAACATATTCAGATTTGATCTTTTGCCAGTTGTATTTCATAATTGTTTTATTTCATTTATAAATGATTGCTTTAATTTTCTAATTCGATAGCCCTATCTGATTTTTTTAAATATTTCGTACATTAATTTAATAGCTTCATCAGGTAATTCAATCTTGTCTTTGTTTTTTTCATAATATGCCTGGGCGGTATCTCCAAATTTATATCCCATAGCCATCCAATCTACTATCATATGAACACAATGAACAACCCAATGTGTTTTAAAGACATTTGGTGCATAATTTTTAGTCCAATTTTCCCAATGATGCGGATTATTAATTATATGATGTTGCCATGCTTCATTCATAGAATATTTATCAATTTCATTTACAGAAGGATAGAAAGCTTTTTGATACTGTATAAATTCATATTCTGAAACTTTTGACATGTCATGTTTTAACACAGACTGACCGATATTTTCATAATAATTATCATCCTGAATAAAAAACATGTCATTGCATTTTTCCTGAATTTCAAGCCATGCCTTCCTGACATTTATAATATGCTCTTCCAGATAATCACAATACTCTCTTATTTTTTCAATGTCTTTTAGTATTTTCAATATTTTTCTCCTAATGAATTATTTGTACACCAATAACAATCTCGTTTTTTATTTCAACAGAATAATTACTATATTTTCTCATAGTATCCAGATTATTCTATAACATCTTATAATGTCAAGGATTAATAATTAATTCGTTTTATCTATTATCATAGAAACACCCAGAACAGCACGCTCCCCGTTGTCATCACAAAAAGGTTTTTTCCAGGTTTTCAAGGTCAAAACATTCCCGTTGCAATCGGTTATTGTTTCGTAATAGCTAACTTTTACATTATTTTGGATAACCTGCTGATCGTATTTTAGAAATTGATATACCTCATCTTTTTTATCCGTAAAATCAGAATCAGTTTTTCCGATTAATTTTTTTGGATGAACACCATAAATTTTTCCAACGGTTTTATTTGCAATTATAAATTTGCCTTCATTATTTTTGGCGAAAACCAACAGAGGAACAAGATCAATAACATTCCGCAGTAAACTTCTTTTCATTATTGCATCTTTTTCAGTTGCTTTGGATTTTTCTATTAATAATTTGTATTCCCGTTCCGATTCTTGCAGTTCATGGACTGCAAGAATTAATTCCGTACCTGATTTTGTAAATTCTTCAAACATATTTTTATGATCCGATTCGTAAAAATCTTGCTTTCTTCTGAAAAAAAAACCGATCGCTAAAACTATAAGAGAAATGATATTTATAGTTGTATATTGGATTATAGCCACTGCTGATTTTATGGTTAAGAAGCTTGAATCATAAAGATTAGTTAGATAATATCTGAAGAAAATTGGATGCCAAAAATACCAGAGGAATGAAGATAAACAACAGCATAAAATAGTATATAAAAAATACTTTAGCAAATATCTTTTTGTTCTATGTAGGTTGTAAAACATAGTAAAGAATTTTGTCATTTGGTTGCTCCTGTTTTGATAATTGTTACAATTATACCGACACAACCAATTAGAAAAGCGATAACCATTTTCCATGAAACGCCTGTTTTAAATCCATCCACAGCTTGTTTTATTTGTAACTCTCTGACATCTTTGCTAAGATCATCAAATTTTTTGATGATATTATCAAGGTCTTTTTGGAATCGTTCAATTAGAAATGATATGTTTAAATTATCGGGCATATTTATAAATTTGCGGTAAGAAACCCCTGAATTTTCCCAGAGCAATCAATATTGTGTCAGTGGCTGATATTGCAGCATTTACAGCAGTTGAAAGCCCTGTAAGCACTTTTGATAATATATTGATATTTTGCGCTTTTGGTATTCTCATTTAATATAATTTCCTCCAACTATTCTGCCGAACATCAATATGAATGAACGTTTTATGTTTTCCAATACCGTATTTGTTATGATATTTCTTTTCTAAATATGCTGAAATGTCAGCAGTAGAAATGTTTTTAATCCGAATATCAGCAGCCATGCCCCTTATATGATAAGATTTATTTGCACCGCCTATTTTTTTATTATGCGTTTCACACCGGCAGCCAGAATTTATAACTAATGGATTGAGAAAGTAAATTCTTAAATCTTCCAAAACTGCTAATAATTCAGCATCCACAGCGGAAAAACCGCAGCCGCATTTACAAGCAAATTCTTTTCTTTTGAAATATTTTGATACCATTTTTTCATCCTTTTTACTCACTCTCAATTTATTTTTGACTATGTATTTCAACATAATATTCATATTCAACCTATCTAACCTTAAAGCATAAAAGCCCTGATGACTGTTTCCAGCGACAGGGCTTTTGTATTTCGATATTATCAATGCCCCTTATGGGGAATGCAGTAAATTTCTATATAAGATATTATATGTGTTTATGTCAAGCGTGATTAAAATAACCCCCTCAAATATAGCCGTATTATGAACACCCATATTTTTATTTTTATTTTTAATTCCTGGATAAAAATTAGCATCTGTTTATTTTAAATCAATTAGCCAGCCCCAATTGATTTAAAGTGGTAGTTCTTTACATACAGTCTTTACTATCAGCTTTCCAGCCAATAGAACACGGTGTGAGAATCGTCCGTAGTTTCTGTAACAAATGAAACAAGGTAAACCGTGACATGCATGAAAGGTGATGTCAAGTATATCAACTGAAATCTTTAACTTAACTTCAGGAACAAATATTTTTTTTTCCGAATAATCAACCGTGTAACCCAAGTTTTCAAGTAAAGCCTGGGCGATTTTAAATTCCTTCCTGATTTCATCAATGCAAAGATAATGTAACTTTTCGTTTCTGTAATATCTTTGTAATTTTGATCTTTTTATATCACAAGTTTTGTCCATAAAATCCATCTTGTATTCAAATACTATTGAGTTCTTTTCCCAAATTATTCAGATTATTTTCAAAATCAGTGATGATAGACTGTGTGTCATCGCCTTTGTTTAACCTTGCTGTCGAACTTGTTACGAGATCATTTATAATTGTGATTGTAAATGATTTATCAGTTGTTTCGTTCTCGGAAAGTAATTTTTCCAAAAACATATTTGCCAGTAACTGAATTTGTTCGTAAACTGTGTTTGCTTTCAAATCATCTTCGCAAACTAAACATTTCGGTTCAATAATTTTATCGGTAGTGCTTCTATCGCTGTTATCAATGTTGATGTTAATTGTGTTTCCTTCGGAAAAAGCATTTGTGTCTGGTTCTGTTGATGTATCACCGCCGCAAGACATGATAGATGCAAGGATGAAACAAAAAAGAATAAACGTAAAGATATGGTAAAGTATAGTTTTCATGATTAATTCCTTTATGTTTTATTATTTTAAATTTTCATTTTTGTAGAATTATTTTTCCAATAATAAATTAGTCTACCTATAATTTCCAATTTACAAACAATTTTACAAATAACCCCTGCCATTTGCAGAAACAAGTGCAGGGGCTTTTTGTTTCTAAGTTTCTCTATTTAATTATCCTGCCTTCGTTGTTTTCACGTCTTCAACATTTTCAAGCAAATATTCAATATTGTCTTTGTCAAAAAACTCACCTGTGGTGAAATCTATACCTCGTAATGGTTTCCAAGAACCCTAAATTTTTGCTGCTCCATTTAATGCATCCTTTCTTGACTGTTGTTGCTGTTGAATTAAGATTGAATTCTACCTTTCCGGAGATTTCGCAAACACAATGAGATTGCGAGTTTACGGGAAAGTGTATGCATCACTTTCTGGAAAAATATAGGGGTTTAATTATTTATTATTGCGTCCTGTAAATTTTCATATGATGCTACAAACTTCCATTTACTATCAGATGATCGACTAAAATCATTCTCAATTATGTATTTTTTCTCTCCTATCATGTTTCTCCATTATTGTTTTATATTTTTCTACTGGGCAACTCCGCTTATGGTCCTTTTTTATGTCATGTCCACAAAAACGACATTTTGGTAAAAAGAACTCATTTAAATACGGCAATTTATACGGTTCTTCATATTGATCATTGCAAAGCAAGATCAACTCCTCCAGCAACTGATATTTTTTATTTTTTTCTTCTGGCATGTTTTTCCCCTTTTTTTAGGCTATCACTTTTGTATTTTAACCCGTTTTTTCTTAACATCCAGCCGGCATGCTGAATGGAGCAATTGCATTTTATAGCAATCTCTTTTTGGGTCATAGATTTTATTTTTTCCGTATTTATATTCTCAAATAAATATGATACGCTGTTTGAAGTTACGTTTTTTCCCCTTCTGGGAATCCCGTATTTTATCATTCTGTTCATAAAAAATTTACTTGAATAGCCAATGATTTTAGCCATTTGCCGGATACTCATGGTTTTATACATGGTTTCGATCAGCTCTTTTTCAGAGTTGATCGCAGGATTATAATCTTTTATAATTTCCATCGGGATCTCTTGTAGTGCCATTTAATATCTCCTGTTAATATCTGTAAATTCCTGATTACAGAATTATTGCAGATTACAAATTAGAACGGAATATCATCGTCATCAGGCATTGCACCATTAGGCGGCTGTTGCGTACCCTGTTGCGTACCCTGTTTCCCCTGGTGATATTGTTGCTGTGCATATGTTAAGCTTTCCTTTTGAGGCTCTTGTGGAGGTTGAGTGTAGCTTTGTGGTTGAGGATAACCTTGTTGCTGTCCGTAAGCTTGCTGTTGAATTGATTGCTGATATTGTCCCTGTGTCGGTTGCTGTGTCGGTTGACCGTAGCCTTGTGGTTGATACTGACCTGGGTTCTGTCCCTGTCCTTGTGCTGGTGGCTGTCCCTGTCCTTGTTGGTCCTGGTTATCAGCTTTGCTGCCGAGCATCTTCATTATGTTGCAATTCACTTCCAGAGAAAATCTTTTTGCTCCAGATTGATCTTGCCATTCCGAAGTTGACAGCCGCCCTTCGACATAGACTTGTTTCCCCTTAGTAAGATATTGTCCGCATATTTCTCCCAATTTTCCAAAGGCAGCGACCCGAAACCATTGCGTAGTCTCGGTACCTTTTATTTTTTCAGAAACTGCAACTGAAAAATTGCAAATAGGCAAGCCCTCTTGAGTATATTTCATTTCAGGATCTCTGCCCAAGTTTCCAATAATATTTACCTTCGCTAAGCCTGCCATTATACAAACCTCCCTTGTTTATTTCGTATTCTGTTAAGATGATTTTTTTTAGCATGAAGCCTCATATGTTCATTGTGCAACATTAATTCTAAATTCAACAAACTATTACCAAGTAATAAGTTCAAAGTTTATTGCTCCCTTGTACTGATGGGCAAAGAAAGCAAAGAAAGACATAACGTCATTGAACCCGTCAGCTATTGCAAAGGGTTCAATCTGACCGATAGTCAAGGCGCATCCATCAATACAGATAGAGTCTGACCTGATCTCAATCTTTTTAACATCCGTGCAGATTTCCTGCCTTAATTTTCTGCATTTCTTTGTCCGCATTCCCATATAGAGATATAATGTTTCCCCTGGCTTTGTCTGTCTTTTCCGTGGTTGCCGGATAGTTTGCCGTTTGGCTCCTGATTCTACCATTGGGGCAAACTGTTTTTTAAAGTTGTATGCTGGCATCTTATCTCCTTAACAATGATCGTTTTGTGCATTAATCAAAGCTTCTGCATAAGTTTCAGGGTAATATTTTTTTAAAAATAGCAGAATATTTGCATAAAATTCTGCTATTTCATAAAGTACTGCATTTTCACCACATGGTGAGTCGTCATCTATGTGTAGATTTAAAATATCATTACTCATAAGCTTCCTTTCATTTTTAATTTCTGATTCTTTATGATCGACCAAAAATTTTATCAGCCTATCAAACGTGGTACCTATATACGACCAGCCACCACGTTTATGAATTAATTCAGATGTTGCTATTAATGATTTATACTGGCCCTTGTCAAATCCCTCGAGGATTACCTGGAACAAGCATTGTTTATCTTCTAAGTGTGCGCTATCAACTGCCTCGGCAATACTGAAAACGCCGGTCATGTCTGCGGTTATGACGTACAAATGGAAATCACAATCTTTTTTTTGCCTATATTCCTCTGCTTGGCATTCTGGTGTCCAGTCCTCGACTACCGGGTTAAAATATTTAATTTTATGCTCCTCCAAAAATGGTATTAATTCATCTCTCCAAGATGATCCATTACAAGTACCACCTAAAAAAACTTTTTCCATTTTAGACACCTTATTTTTGGCTAATACTCCATTTTCATGAAGTCAATTTTTCCCGCGCTTACCAGAGATATAAATTTCCTGCCGTCAACATCAGAAATTTCAAACTGCATAAGACATTTAAGTGCGGCAAGGTTTCTTGATCTCCTGTGTTCTTTATCGGCAGCGAGGACTGCCAATTTATCTTGCTTAGCTTTGATTTCAGCTTGTTTAGCAGCTTCCTTTCTTGCAGCTTCTGCGTTTGCTTCCTGAATTGCTTTTTGCTTATCAAGTTCAGCTTGAGCTTTCAATTTTTCAATTTCTGCAAGGCGGTTCTTTTCCGCAAGTTCAACCTGAACCTTTGCCTCAATGATCTCTTGTTCAACTTTTTTTCTTGCGGTTTCCTCAGCTTCTTTTGCAATTCGAGCTTCATACTCGGCTTTTTCTTTTTTTGCTATTTGAGACTTTAAGATTGCTTCTTTAAGAGCAATTTTTCTTTCTTTTTCCCAAAGTTCATGGTCTTGTAGCCCTTGAACATGGTCTGCAATAATTTGATTCTTTTTTATAATTGCATCCGCTTTTTCTTTTTCATTAATTTCCCATTTAGTAAGAGGTTCCCGGATCTTGCTTTTCAATTCGTCAAGAAAGTCTCTTGAAAATTTTCTTTGGGTGTCAACTTTTTTAGATTTTGCTTTCCATTCCTTAACCAGACTCTTCCCTGCTGCATCAAGGAAGGTTTTTGATTGCGCAATTTTGTAGCACAGGCTTGTTATTTCTTTCCTACCTGTGCCAGTTGATACGTCCGCTTGAAGTGCCATTGACTTTGTTTCAATTTCAGATAAAATGCTGTTTAATGTGTCCGTGTTTTCTTGGGAAAACACATCAGATGTGATATTCCTAGTGATTGTTGTAAGATCATACATGTTTCACTCCCCTTTTAGCGTTAGATTTTATATTCTCTTTTGCGATAAAAAGTTTTAGGCCCTCACGGACACAGTCAGATTGACAGAATAGCCTTTTTTTTGGTTGCCTATCGGTGTTTTTATCGTTCATGATTTGTTGTAATTTTTTCCAATCTTCAATTGGAATTTGTCCGCCAAAAAAAATAGTACCCATGATTTCAACTCCTATTTAAAATATTTTAGTTTATATCTTTTAAGCTTTTAAGCTTTTAAACTTTTAAACTTTTAATGTCAAGCATAATTTCAAACTTCCTTATTTGCGTTATTTGCAGACTTTTCTTTTTTTTGCGTGCCATTTATTAGCAGGGCATGTTTCAATAGCATGTATGAGCATATAGGACGGGTTAAAGAGATAATGTTTACAAGCTACAATATCATTTTTATAAAATTTACAGCCTTTGCAGGATTTTATATGACAGGATAACGGGTCATAGTCTGGGCAGTGCTTTATTGCTTCATCCATTTATTTTATTTTTCAATTTCAATAGTTTAGCGGTTTTATAGTCGTCAATCCGTTCAAAATTGAACATAATTCTTAATTGAGCACACATAATTTCAACATCCGCAATTTCTGAACAGACATCCTGCTCCATGACTTTTCCATCCTTGTAGTGTTTCAATGCCACAATTAACTCTGCCAGTTTTTCCTCAGCTTTCCCCATTTGTGGCTTGTATCCAAAATGTTCCACTATTTTTTTGTAAATATCCATCAGCATCCCTTCTGTTTTAAAAATAATTGAAAGACGATATTATCGCTAAGCCTGTTTAAATCCTGTTTCGCTGCCCGTTTCCGGTTGAAGGAAGATGTTTCTTTCTCAAGAAAACTTTTCCGTAATGCTTCTTTTTTATCAGCAGAAAGATTGTTGTAATAATTTTTTGCTGTTTTAATTTGTTGGCCTATGGGTTTTGTCTCGGTATATTCAATCCATCTGGATTTATTTTGTTTTGCTTCTGATATCCGGCGCTGTTCTTTTTTGATGCTTTGGATTAACATGATAATTTCGCCAGGGCTTGGTAACCATTTCCGGCCCGGTTCCCTGGCTGCAAGAATAAAAGCATTATCAATGTCGTCAAGATCATAGGGGATCAATATTTCATACCATCCTCGAAGGCTGGCCTTAGAAAACTCAAATCCCGGCCGATAGACCTCGGCAATACCTGCAAGAATAGATTTAAACCTGATTTTTTCTGCTATCGTTTCTGGGTCTTTATCGTTTTCAGACTGTTTCATAATATTCAAGCCTCCTTAAAAATCCTTATTCATTGTGTTCCAGGCTGCCTGGCTCATATCCCCGTTGCGTACCGCTTCCGGGATTTCCTGACCGTTGTTTGTATAATTACTAACTGGCAATATTACATCTTCCCACCTCCGGTCTTTAAGCCAGCCCTGCGCCATTTTTGGAGTTAAGCCTTTTTGTAATATTCTTTCTCGTTCTTTTGCATATGCTTCTGCTCCCTTTAAAATGTCAGCAAGAAGATTATCGTCAATATCTTCAATTTTGTTCCAAACAGTCAAAGTTGATGCACGGCTTCTTTTGTCACCAAAAGCATCCCAGAACTTTTCAAATGATTCTAATTTATTTCTGTTAATCTTTTTTTGAGGTTGTTTCCTATTATCATCATCATTCAAAACATTTTTACTTTCTGCAAATGAAATTTGCAGTATATTTTTTTCCTGTTCCTGTTCCTGTTCCTGCTCCTGTTCCTGCTCCTGTTCCTGCTCCTGTTCACTGTCTAACTTTTCGGAAGCAATTAGATAACCGTTAGCTAACTGCCCTCTAACCCATTCTGACGTTTTATAATATTCTGATAATACTTTGCTTTTTGGTAACGCCTTTAAGCCATTAACACATGCAATGGCTGATTTTGCATTGACTGGTTTGTTATATTTAAACCAGTTCGGGAAACATATTAATCTTGTCTTTGGACATCTCAATATTAACCTGTTTTCTAACAGTTCTCTAACAGTTAGTTTTACTTTAGACTTGTCATAACCTGTGTCAGCCTGGATATATAAATCATCAAGAATGTATGCTCCCCAAGGTGTAGAATGATGGCATGTCAGCAAATAGAAGAACATGAATTTTGCATCATTTGATAATGCTCTAAATTTTTCATCATTCCAAAGTTTTGTTTCTATTTTTCGGTATGCCATTTTTAAACCACCTATCAACTGTTGATGATTTCCTTGCATTGCAAGAGTCACATAGCGTTTGCAAATTATCAGGATGATTATTTCCGCCATTACGCAATGAAACAATATGATCTATAACCAGGCATGATTTTTTGTTCGTACTTAATGTGTATTTACCTGTGTAAACCTCCGGTATTTTTGCAAAATCTCCACAAATTTTACATTTAAAGTTGTCTCTTTTATAAACAAACCGTCGCACTGCCAAATCACAAGGCATTTTATGTTTTATCCGCCTTTTAGGAGTGATAACTCTCCAAATTAAACTTTTCTCATCTTTCCATGTACCATATTTACATATCATTGCTGTACCCCTTCTGATTCCATTTTTTCCCTTATGATTACTCTTATTGCTTCGCCTATTGACATTTTGTTTTTTGCTTTTTTTTCAACATATGCCCTCATGTTCTTAGCGACTTTGACAACTGGCAATGTATCAGTAAAAATTTTTTCTTTCATAATACTCCTTTAAATATGTAAGTAGGTTTAAAATCATTACCTGTAAAGCAACAAGTACCTCATAAGCAGGGCACTTGTCAAGGGGATTAATTATGCCTATACCCGTGTATTCCAAAGTAAATTAGCCAACAAATTTTTTGCTGTTTTCGTAGCAAAAAAAGAAGGGGCTTCTGCTAAACAAGATTTACAATAAACTTTAATGAAGCCAAAATCACCATTTGAACCAGGTTCTAAATCTTTTAAAAAACCTAACTTGTCACTCCCACAAAAGGGGCACGGTTTTAATTCATTCATTGTCAGCCTCCTTATCCATTTCATTCTTAATCAAAGTTCTCATTATCACTGCGATACTTGTTTTTTTCTCCTTTGCCTTTTTTTTAATCCATGTTTTCATCTGAGAATGTACTCTGATTTCAGGCAGTTTCTTGTCAAAGTTTGTTTTGTAGATTTCCATAATTTTGTCCTTTAATGTTATTTTAAAATATACGTACAATTTAGTTTGACATATAAATTGATCTAAAATATAAGTCAAGAAGAATGAAGAATCTGGAACCGAATATAAATCAATGACCATCTTGTTGGCGATAACAAAATGGTCAGGTTGCAATTTAATTTTTAAAATGGGTTGGGGAAATGTGAGGCAGTATGGGAACGAATATTATAGAATTAAAGGATGAATCTGGTTCCATCTATGGCTGGAGGAATCCAATTCAGGTATATTCCCGTGGAATATCAAATGGTAAAAAAACTTCCCGGCACTGGTTTATGGATTTTAAAACAATTCCAGATGCAGTCCGGGCAATCAAAAAGAACCATAGAGATAAAATAACGTATAAAGGTAGAGTAGTTACTTATCAGCAAGTAGAGTTAGAGTGGGGTGAGGGGTGAAATGAAATTATCAGATAGAGAAAAAACCAGGCTTGAAACCTTTCACACATATTACACCTCCGAGATTTTTAAAACTGTTTTTGGTTCTTCGTTATGGTGACAATATCTTTTTTCGCCAGACCAACAAACGATCTGGCAATCATCAACCCAGATCATTTCAATCTCTGGAGTTATGATCGTGCCTTTTTTATTTTTAGTAGGTTTTTTATTGCTGCATCTATCGTTGACGAATTTCAGCATATTGTCGAAATCATTTTTCTTGACAATCCAATGAATAGGTGTGTTTTTTTTCAGGATGTGCGAGTTTTTCCCGGTCCCGAAATGACATTTAGGACGTTCAGCTATAAACTCATAATCAACTCTAATTGCACCTATGAACGGCTTATGACTGGCTGATCTACATTGTAGCATGATAAGCTGTTCATATCGTTTTTCTTCCTTTGTCTGGCTGGAATATTGACGGACGTGTTTCCCCTTGCCAGTTATCTTATTTGCTTGTTTTGCGACCGGATGCCCTGGAATGCTAATTATCATATATATTGTCTTTGAGTCAGGCACAACATAAGCCATGCCTGACAAATCAAAATTAACCGTTTAAAGGAAGATCCATTTGCAGGTCATCCTCAGTTGCTTTTCTGGTTTTCACTTCCTCTAATGTGTCAATACGGATGTATTTTACTACTCGCTCAACAGGCCATACCTCCTGTTTGCATTCAATACCCCTGTATTCATAACCTGATCTGATCTTTTGTCCTGCTGCTGTGCGCTGATTTTCCGCACTGGTAATGTTTGCTTTAAATTGGGTTTGCATCTCCTTCAGATCATCTTTTAAAGAGACAGCTTGAGCATCATGCTCTGCCATTTCTGCTGAGATACGGCGGATTTCATCAACAGAAAATACGTATTTACAACTTTCCATAGACGTTTTTGGTAACTCAAAAACCTGATTTTTTTTCATAGTGGTTTGTTTCGCCATGATTATTTACTCCTTTCAAAAAAGTAATTTGGGGACAAATTGAATTTGTCCATCAGCATACATAATGTATCTGCATTTGGCTTGCTCCCATTAAGCCAACGATCAACGGTTGGACGGGGTTTAGAAATTAAAGATGCGAACTGTGGGATTGACAAAGATAGGTCCATTAACATATCTTTCAGCCAGTTCTTATTCCAGGTTATACTTGGTTTTTGTTTCATGGATTTTACCTCCTGAGAAACCATATGCCAAAAAAAAAAGCCCGTCAACAACATAAGTTGTTGACGGGCAATTAAAAAATTAAAATGCTGAGAAAATAAATTGGATTATTGAGAAACCCAACATTCTTTTTCAAAATCATAATAATCAGGTTGTTCATCTGGATTAAGAATTTCAAACCATCTAAATAATGTTTGACGTAAAGGATCTTCGCCAAAAGGAGTAAAACTTCCTTTTGGTTGATGATAAGTATAGCTATACTTATCATGGCAACACCAAAAACCACAAACGCTGTCGTGATTACTTAAGCAGCATTCAATAATCATATCAATAGGTGGATCAATAATAGTGTGAATGACAACTTGTTCATTTGGAAAATTACATGATCGTAAGTAAGTACCCGGTCTATCTATGTAAGGTACAGAATCAAAATCACATTTATATTTAGCTAAAACAGCTTCCCTTGCCACAGAATCGTTTACTAAATGAATCATATTTAATCCTTTCCAAAAAAGTAGTTAGGCGTAACTTTCAAAACTGCTGCGATCTTTCCCAAAGTATCTGTGTTAATATTCTTCTTCCTCCCGGTTTCAATCCGGGATAAATTCCCGGCTGTTGTGCTGGCTAAATCTGCCAATTTTTCTAGGCTTAATTTTTGCTGTAACCGTCTCGGCTTTAGACGGCCGGGTTTAAATTCAAACGGAATTGTTTTTGCAGTGTTTCGGTTCATGATAAAATCTCCTTTTACCCTTTTAAGTATTTCTTTATGTGGTTTTCTATTTCTATTTTTTCTTCAAAAGAAAAATAGTTGGCCGGGATAACATCCCGGATATCCATATTGTAAGTTGTGTAATTCTCATCAATAAAAAACACCGCCTGTTTACAGAATTTAAATATTAATCCTGAAACAGTTTGTTCTTTATTTTGAATTTCATCAAATATTTTCAAAGTAATTAACTCCTATAAAAAGAAAGCGGTAAGATAAAGGGTGAATGACCAGTGATAAATTCATTCAATAAATTCAAAGCATCAAGTTGTTGATCTCTGGTTAATTTTGATGGATGGGTTTGACCGGGTTTATAAGCTAAATCTTCTATATTCTTGCTTATTGCTCCAAAACAATAAGCAAGACCATTGCCACCTACAAAATACCAAGTATCAGACTGACAAAGAGGTTCAAATCCTCTGGCAAAATTCATAATAAAACCTTTCAGGGGCTGCCGATCACGACAGCCCAAATATATTTTAAAGATAAGCATCAACGTATTCACCGATATTGAAACCAACGCATTCATATGATTGATACCGGTCATAATGAAATTCGAAATACTCGCAAGCTTTGTCATATAAAGACATTTTTGCCATAAGAGCAGCATAAGCGAATTCATGCTTGGCATCAGAATAATCAAGCTCGTTATTTTCAATTTTTAATACATATTCTTCTAATAGTTTTTTCATGAGTCACCTATTGTTATTCTGAATTATTAAAACAATCCATACATATTTGTCTTGTTTCGTCATTAATGTAACATGGTTGTAATTCTGCGGCATGTTTCCCGCAGTTCTCGCAAACATTCTCCGGTTCAGCGTGTGAGTCTCTGACATTTTGCTGAATTTTATCAGCGCAATCACGACACATCTTTTTTTTAACACCGTTTACCATGCAAGGTTCAAGCGGTTTAACCACATGACAACCGAAACATGCAACACCAGAACTTGATAATGGGGTTTTAACCTGATCTGCAAAGCCTGGGAGCTTCAACATTAATGATGTGTAATCCGCCTGAGTCATCCCAGGCAAATTTTCTTTCCACCAGTGCTTAATATTCCATTTCTTCAAACAATAATCTTTTACCCGGTTACGGAAATATTTAATATCAATAGTATTCGCCTTTGCAATATTTACTATTGCTTGCTCAAGGACGTTGTGTTGATCTTTTGTAATCATCACAGTTTTAGGCTCCTGTTGGATCGGAGGATTAACAGGATGTTGCTCTGGCACAGACAATTTATTAGCATAATTATTAACATCAATTGCTTCCTGCTTGTAATCCATAGCCTCCTCGCCGAGGATTAAACCTTTCAAGACATGCGGAAACGAATCCCGGAGAGCAAAAGAACGTGCTCTCATTTGCAACATTCTTTTTGGGTATTTCTGCCAAACGCTTTGACCAAACTTATTTGGTTTATTCCAAAGCCCTGCTCTTTTTGCATCAGCAATGGAAAAACGAACTTGTTTTTGTTCACGGCCTTTTCTTTTCACAATGCAAACAGCCGCAAGAGAATCTGGCCATTCCGCAAGATTAAGAGAAAGATTTTCTGGCTCCATGTCAAAATATTCCTGGAAGTCCTCACATTCCGGTGAAGCTTCCACAAGCGCGAGAGCTGCATCTCCCCAAATAGAAGGACGGCCATTGATAACAGCAACATTCTGTAGGGCTTGCATGGGAGCAAGGCCAAGCTCTGCGCCGAATTGCATAGCAAGCAGGCAGTTACCCGGTTTCCCCTGGAAATCTTTTGGCACAAAGTTTGATTGTGAGACAATTTCCGCAAATTGCCATGCTTCTTGTAGCGAATTTATTTGTAAATCAAACTGATTATTTTTCTTTAAAACAATATTTTTTGGCATAGTGCGCCTTTCCTGCCCTGCCGATCATGGCAGGGCAATATAATTAAGCTGCTTTTTTTCCGTTGAAATTATCACGAAAACAAAGAATTGTTTGTTTTCTGTGGTTACAGTTTTCAAATTCCCTGGCCAGGTATTTCAGTTTCAGAGATATTTTTTTCATCATATTGTCTATTGTAGTTATTTCTTTTTGTATATGTCTGTTTGCTGCATCAAATTCAACGGATGACAGGCAGTTAGGGCAAATATCAATATCTTGAGAATTATATTTTACCCAGACCAATTTATTAAGATTAGCAATGATTGAAGACTCTAATGGTTTTTCAATCCCGCAACGGTCACATATTATTATATTGATAATCCCAAAATCTTCTTTTTTTGAATTGTTTTTGGTATATTCTTTGACTCTCTGTACATTTGACATATTGCCTCCTCTTTTAATTGCGCCGGGTTCAGTAAATAACCCGGCGGTTGGTGTTTTATATGTTTTTTCCGTCGCTGCAAGAATCACAGTAACATTTATTTGTTCCCAAGCAGACAAGCTCCCAATCATCATCCGGTTCCTGGTTTTCAAGATAGATAATATCCCCTATCTCATAACCTTTGCATTCTTCGGATCTTATTTCCATTTCAAAACCGCTGTTAAAATTACGTACAATTGCTTTATTCATATTATTCCCCTTAAAGTTTGCGCCGGGTTCGTGGGGACACCCGGCTTTTTTGGTTTTAGATTTCAATCCCGTAAGGATTCTTTAAATTCCATATGGTTTTCTTTTTTAAATCACCGGTTATTGTGCCGATGATTGAATTTAATTCGGTAACGATAGCCACAGCCATTTCGTTACCGTATCTGCCAGACCGGCATTGAGAAGACAGGCGGTATTCCCATATAGCATCTTCGGTGTTCAGGCCAGCGGCATATTGGCGGCCCAAACCTTTCAGCGTCGATTTATAATATACACTGGCAAAAATCAGTGCATACTCCGGGGCGTGAAGGTCGTACGTTCCTCCGTCAATCGGGTCTATGCTTAGATATTTATAAGCTTTCTGATGGAATTTTTCATTATGGATTTCACCACTTTCATGTTCCACTTCCATAAGCCGAACTCTGCCCAAACCTTCCCGATTATATCTGAAATCATATAGATCAATTCTGCCATTCCATGAAACACCGGACCCGATGCTGCCCTTCACGATAGCGCGGGAGCAAGGACGATCCCCTTCCTGTGCCTGAAATTCTTGAAACCAATCCATAGGTAGGGCGATTTCAACCCTGTCCCATTCCTGGATCATTTCACGCCTGACAACTACCTTTTGCGGCGGCCTTCCCTGTGCCTTGTCTTTACATGAGGGGCAGGCGTTGGGCAGTTGGTTTAAACCAACTGCTTTTAGATGAACAGTATTAATTTGAAAGTTTCCTCCGCATCTGATACATTCTAATTTAATATTCATTTGAAATCCTTTCAGGGATATGTTAAGCATCCCATATTATCGCTCTACATTGGGCGATTGCGTTTTTATCCCCGGTGAGTGCCTTCTCAAGAATCTCAACGGGGATTGCCTTTTTAATCTGAAAAAATACAAAATCAGGTTCTTCAAAAACTGGCATTTCAAACAGCCAGTCTTCTTTTAATCCCCAATCCCAGGCTTTCCGGGGATAATAACAACTGCTTCCCTTCGGCCTATAATATCCATATCTTTTTGACATTTCATGCAGTCTGGCATGAACTGCTCTGCTAAAACATTTTATGCCGATCCGATCTCGGCAATTCCCGAAAGCCCGGCGTTTAGAACCTACCCAAACATGTATCCGTTTCTTTTTTTTTGCTTCCAATTGCAGGAGCTGGCATTCCTGTATTGTGTCTGCCTGATATGCAGACCATAAATGCAGGAACCGTTTTTTTGCTATGGATATAGCTACCGCCCGATAGTTTACTAGGCCTTTTGGGTATCTATTTTTTGAGCGGCCGGTTTTGTGCCTCCAGGCGGTTACTCTATCCATTTTTTAATCCTTTTTCTTTCAATGATTTATAAAAGCCGGGTTCAGTAAGAAACCCGGCGATGCGATTTAATTAAATCCCAAAATACCGAGATCATGAATCAAACTATTTTCAAAATTATTATCATTTTCCTGAATTGTTTTATAACCGCTGTTTCGGCTTAGCCAATCATTATTCTCCTGACATTGAGCGGTAATGCCATGAAGCATGTCAATGCCGCCCTGCATGTCAATTTTGAAATGAAAAATTGCTTTGCAAGGGAACTCGCCAGGAGCAATGTAAGCAGACACCCCAAGTTATTTTTTTAAAAGCTCAGTTATACGGCCTGGGCTTTTTCTCTTTCGATTATCTCACCTCCGCCCAGTTGTTCAAGGGCTGTGTCAATAATGTTGATTGCCTGATTATATTTTCTTTGATGTACCAGGCTTTTGATTCTGACTTTTTCAAAATCTGCCAGAACGCTTTTGTGTTCCAGCATTAGGCTGAAAATATATTCCGCTTCTGTTTCAATAGTTTCTTCCTGCATCTGCCCAATTAAGGCACTGATTCTGATGCGAGCGGGTTTTCTTTTAGAATCGTTTATCATCAGGCGATGAATTGACTGTAATTCTTCTACTATTACTTTTTCTCTCATAATATTTGTCTCCTTCCATTATTGATTCTTTTGTAATGCCTTCTTGCCCTGGCATTAGTCCGTGCAGGGCATAAAAAGCGTCAATTTTTTCTTTTTCGTATTCTGCTTTTTCGTATTCTGATGATGTCATAATTTCCACCATAGCCAGGTATATATATACCCGGCTGTTAAAATTATTTAGCTATCTCGAAATCAATTTTTCCATACTGGTATTTATGGCTAAAAACATAATCTGTCAGTTTAGCTGAAAACTGTCCGCTTTTTGCCATGCCGATAATATCGGATTTATCGAAATTAAGATAGCCGGCATCTTGTATTTCTTCCGATGCGTCCATGTCCATTCCTGCGTTATTCAAGGCTTGTCCTATTGAGAAACCTTCGATTTCTCTTATGAAGAAACCATTTAATCTGAGATCGTATTTCATGTTATTTTCACCTTAAATTGTGCCGGGATATTTCATCCGGCAGTTAATAATTAATCCGCATAAACCCAATTTATTTTAAACTCTTTCCCTACCGGGTGACAACATGCCGCAAACTTAAGCCCCTTGGATGACAGATCGTCCAGGGCACAAGTTATAAATTTTCCTTTGTTTTTCCCATTGGTAATAAGTAGAATTTTAGTTCTTCTCTGCGTAAAACATCCATAGCCTTGAAGTATTTCATCTCTTGTGTATGTCAAATTTAAGCTCCTTAAGCTTGTCCAGTTAATGACAGGCGGCGGTTAAATTAAATTTGTTAATAGCATCAACAAAACAGCTTTTCTGAAATTCGTTTTTTAAGTCAATGCCTAGACTATAAATTGTTTCTGCTGGATCACCAGTTATAGAGAACTCATGGTTTCCCAATTCGTAAAGTATCGCATCTGTAAGAAATACCTTGCTTTTAAATGCGGTTTCTTTATCAGATACTAATTTATTAAGAAGTTTATCAAATGCCTTTACATCCTGTTTTCTTATGAATCCCCCCCCGCCGACAGAAACGGCATCTTTTTTGCAGATGTTTAATTTTTCCAAACCATCTGTAATCTGGTTTTCATTGAATGCAAAAAAGATTGCGAATTTTTCAAACTCTTTTTCCTGCTTTCTTTTAAATTCTTGATAGTTCATTTTTTTTCCTCCTTTTAATTATTTTCTGTTTATGTGACTTCATAAAGGCAGGCTGTGGAACCTGCCTTTAAAAAATGACATAAACTGTTTTAGTAATTGCTGTAAAAAAGATTTATTTTTTCGCAAAATCTATATTGTGCTTCTGTCCAGTCATAATGCCATGAAACAGCATTATTATTGATAATAGAATTTTGCAGACGGAGGTTGAGATTTGAAAAAAAATCATACGGGTTTCTTAATCTTAATTTCATTTTTAATATCCTTTCCTGTTTCCTCTGCTGAAATAGCAGAGGAAGGTTAAATTTACTCTGGCAGTATTTAATACGGTGTTGGTTTGCCAATATGACCAATTGTTAAAAGAACCAGAAAAAAAAGAAGATCGTAACCGAAATAAACGAGTAACTGCCCTTGCATACATCCTTTTTTTAATGCGATTAATTTATTTATGCGATTAACAAAAGGCAGTTTGTGAAAACTGCCCTTGCTTAATAACATAACAACCTTTTTAAATAAGGCAGGACCTAAAAAATAGATGCTGCCTTGAGCGACCAAGTACTTTTGCTATCGTGGTATTATTAAAATAATTAATGCGAATAATTATTTTTAACAGTTAACCTTTTTTTAAAAAAAACCTAATGCAGAAACCGCTAAGAAACTGCACAACATTTTAAAAAAAAATATAGACTTACCTTTAAAAAGGTTTAAATTTTCCCGCTTTCTGCAAATTGCCTTGTATCGCTTCTGATTTTGTAAGCCGTAGCTTCAACAAATTGCCACCAGGGCGGAAAAACTTTTTAAACTTTTCTTTATCTGTGGTTTCCGTGGAAACCCTGGAGTTAATCCCGCCTGTCATTGTGCGAAATTGAGAGGACTATGACAGCAAACAAAGAACAAAAATAAATGTAACCTAACTTATTCAAAAACTAAGGAATAATAGCAAATTGCTTGCTGATTGTCAAGGGTAAACTTGCTTTTAATCAAGTACATAGTTAATATTTTATTCTCATTAAAAATGTTCTACGTGGAACAATTTTTAAAAAAAACAAGGGCAGGGGGGCTTTTTCCCCTGCCCTTGTTTTTTGGTTTTAAAAAATGGCGATTTGGTTTTTATTTTGCAGAGGAAAAACAGAGCATGGGATATTGTATTTTTTAGCCTGGCTAATACTATGCCGGGTCCCGGATCCGGAACCGGGGAAAGCCAAAACATGAGACGAGATTTGAACAAGTTTTGTATTTCGGATTAATGGCGCTTTTCTCCCATATTTTTTATAATTGGGCTTAAATTCTATAAGCTGAATATTATTCAGCCTGGCGAAAGATGCCGCGCAAGTGTCGACACCTTTTGCCGCACCGGAAACGATGCAAGAAACCATTGAAAGAGGACATGGCAACGCCTGTAAAATATCTTGATCAGTCAAAATTCTGTCCCTTCCTCCTACAATTGCGATTATCATATTTAAAACCTTTCTTTTTTTGCTAACACATTAAAATAATAGCCAATAATAGCATTAAGCTTGCTGAAATGCAAGGATATTATTATTTTAATTGGTGAAAACTGGCATGGTAACTGCAAATTTCTTATTGAATACGTTTTTGACCTTATATAAATGCTTCTTTTATTCCTTATTCTTTTTAAGATTCTTATACGATACATAACCATTGTTAAGGGTTATAGCAGGGCTTTTTCTGCTATTAGCCCTTAACATATAATAGCTTTTATTCCGATTAACGAATTTATACCTTATTCTTTTTTCTTTAAAGTTGATAAGTGGATAGTAACCCTTTTCCCAAGCTGATAAATTTTTTTCATATCGGTTTTGCGCACGGAAAGAATTTTGCGGAGCAAAAAGAGCGCAAGCCGATGTGAAAAAAATTTGCGCCCATAGGGCGTGTTGCGGAGTGAGATATTGGCTTTTGCCTAAAGGAAATGATGCATGGTGAAATTTGGTAGTCAAGACAAAATGTGAGTTGCCTTGACTATCAATACAAGTGAGCGTCTTTGTATAGGCTGTTTAATATAATTATACAGAAGGCATTGGCAGTTTAATATATTATGCACTGACCATTACTGGTGTTTAAAAGTTAAAGGCTGCTTTTTCCCGAAACCGGAACAGCACGGTTGTTTGTGCTGTGGAGTCGGGAAAAAGTAGACTTTAACTTCAATCATCACCAGTACCTCGCTTCTTTGAGCGAATTAAAAGATATTTGGTATATTGTGGAGCTTAGCGGAACAATATGCCAAATATCTTCAATCAATCGCTCATGCCTTTGCTTATGTTTTAGTAAAAAGCAGTATGCCGAGCGGTTTTTTCGGCATTCTGCTTTTTTCGTACACGATTAGGAGCATATATAAAAGCACGGCTGTTTGTGCTTTTATATGTGCGGGCGCATTTAGGCTGTTGACCTTTGTAGCATCCAGTTGAGTCATGCAAAAAAAAAGCCCGACCGAAGCCGGGCTTAATAACTACGCAGGATAACTGATGCCTGCCCAAATCGGCCCAGCCAAGGCACGACCTGGCAGGCTATCAGTTGCAACCGGCACGCTGATTACAAACTGAGCGCCTGTGTTCACGCTGGCACCGAAAGCGTTGCGAACCTGTACGCACGGGATGGACGCTGGCAACAAACTTCGTACAAAATGCCCAAACCGTGCTATGGTCGCACGGTGTTTAAAGCCAACCACCGCTACAAACCCGGATGCTGATTTAACCGACGGACGTATACCCATGAAACAAGCACCAAATGTACAACTAATATCAGCGATACGCTCATACGACGGCAACAAACTTTCAAAAATTTCCATAATTAACCTCCTTCTTAAAATAAAATTAATATAAACCACTAAACTTAGCCCTAACAAAGCATGTGTTTTTTAACATTACAAATGTTTGCACACTCATACGGATTGTAGATTTAAACGTGCTTTTTTTTTATTTTATTTCTGGTTTTTAAAAAAATAAGTGCAGATAGTGATATATAAATACTGACAGTTAGTACGGGGCTGTTTCCGTGCTTACTGTCAGTTTATACATTGCTATCTGTGCTTATTTTTTTTAAAAGCGGGGTTTGAAAAAAAATAAAAAAACTGTGCGTTTAAATCGTACAAGCCGTTGAGTGTGGTCTTTAGCAAACATTTGTAATGTTAAAAAATACATGCTATAATTGGGCTACTGTGTGTGTGAGACTCCTAACTTTTGAGCGATAGTGAGGACATACAGTAACTTATTGCGGGGCTGTTTCCGCAATTAGTTACTGTGTACGCAGTGGTAGCGACCTTACAGCACATTAAAAGCAAATGTAGCAAAAGGGCGGCTGTTTGCCCTTTTGTGTAGTGCAGCTTCAATCAAGTGCTGTTCCTTTGTTTATTGGGTGCTATACAGAAGGCATTGTTTTTATCATTTTGCTGAGGTTTTTTTCAGCAAGATGATAAAAACATCAAATAGATTTAACACGATGCACGGCTTTTTGTGCATGGTGTTTTTCAAAAGTAATGCAATGCTATGCTTTTTTATAGTGGCTGTTGGCAGTGTGTGGAGTGCGCAGCACGTCTACAAGTGTGTTACTATACAGAAGGCATTGGCAGTTTGTAGTAACGAGCGGAACCCCTCCAAATCAGTGTGAAGCAGTAGCAACGAGCGGAACCCCTCCAAATCAGTGTGAAGTGTTGATTACTGGTAAAGTGCCGGGGGAAATGCGCCCGTTGCATAAAGACTACCTCCCCCGGCACTCGATGTCACGAATGTGCCGAGCTTCGGCGCTATCTCTGCCACTGACCAAGTTGGGGGCAAGCGCTGTAGAATCAAGGTGGCACTGTGGCAGCGAGTGGGTAATACGTCTATACAGGAGGCATTGCACTTTGAAATGCTTAATAGTCGCGACTTAGTTAAGAAATACTTTGGAGAGCTCCTACACGAATCGTCGAGAAGAATTGTTAGGAGCGGAACCCCTCCAAATCAAGTTTAAATATAGCCGGGGGGGGATGACAGGCGATAGATGCAAGAGAACCCCCCCCTCGGCGTCGATGCCACGAAGTGGCGAGTCTCGTTAACGCTAGATAATGACCGTAGGCGATAATGGAGCTAACTTGAAACATGGCAATACTAAATTGAAGCTAACTTAAAATGTGGTAACTATAATCAGGTCTTTGTGGTGGAGAATCTTGGTAGCGGAATCCTTCGATTCAAGCTAAAATGTACATGCTAAGTGATGCAAGGCGTGTCAATGGCAAGATAGTGAATGGAAGCTCTTGAACCAATGTAAAACAATTGTTGCCTTGACTACCAACGCAAGGTGAGTTTCTTTACATTTCCCCAAAATATAAACATGAAGGAAAATATACAGGGGCTAACTAAAAAATATGACAAAAAGACCAATAACAATAAACAGAAGTAGAGACAAGGCATGCCTCGTCTCCACAACCAATTAACCTGTCAGCATCATGTATCTAAGCTTAATGGCACGATTCCCAACTTGACCGTACCATCTGCTGTTCTTCATACTTGAACCTACTGCATCCCAGTCCTCATGTTTCACTGCTGTAATAAGTTTCTTAAACTTCCGGAACGTACTCGGCCCAAGATTAAATCGCATATCAACTATTGCCATCTGTCGATTATTAGACAAAGTACTGAAGTTGGGGAATATTTCCAAAACATCCTTAAGACAATCTTCAATATCATTGTTCAGTATAAACATTGCTTCTTTTTCACTGATACCAACATCATCAAGGTTCCTGCCAACACCAATAGTCAGTTTGCCTGCTGTGTATCTGTACGGTTTTAGATGCAAACCCTCATGGTCAATTAACTGAGCATTTAATTTCTTCATATCCATAGCTTAATGACCTCCTGTTAATACCTTCATGATTTTAATTGCATCCTCCAGACCAACCTTACCATTGCCATCCATATCCCCTTCAACCGTATCAGATAGCGTCTTTACCTCGAATGTATAGGATATGTCAGTATCAAGATCAGGTACATGCACACTATTACCTGGAACAATAAATTGTGGTGTATTGTTCCGGTCATAAGCAATGATCTGATACTTATCATCTGTAACAGGATTACCATCGCACCAGGGTTGGGTGAATATGATTGTTGCAGCCAGTCCCATAAACACTAGGTTATTTATGATTTGTTTCATTTGTATCTTTCACTTTTTTCACCTTTGAGATTAATTTTGGATTATCTTTACAGTTATCGCAAACCCACGCCCAACCGCATTTGCCTCCATTAATAAACCAGGTTTCTGATTTAGGACATGTGTTTTTATTATATTTCATAGTTTGTGTTATTTTTCTCACCATTAAATATTGCTTGTACTGCTTTGATTGCTTCCATTACTTCCATATTTCGTTTCATTGCTACTTCATTGTATTTATTTCTCATTGCAATCCCTCCTTTTGAATATCCCAAAAACACCTCTATAATACCCCTATATCACATAAACACATATTTTCATATTTGGCTTCAACCTCTGGATAAAAATTGCATAATCGCATGAAAAGTATAACGACGCGTTTAAAATGACACAAAATGCACATAGAAATCAACATTAACATCTATACGCAAGGATTCCACCATAAAACGCCAACATTACTTTTTATGTGCAAGCAATTTCCTTTCAAATAAAAATCAAAGAAATCAATATCTCCCCGTTTTTTGATGACTAAAAGTTTCATGATCTATCCTATTGTAAGAATTTTGCCTGAAAAAATGCTGTAATAAAATAGGTAAAAATATCTTTTTAGGGTCAAATTGTTCAATATATTTCATCATCCTTTTGAAGTAACTACACGCCCCATTAACATAAAAAAGATGATGTTCTGCGCCACAACCCCACTGCCCGAAGTATGGCATAGGTTTATTGAAGTCTGTATCAAATAATTTTCCGAAAAGAACATCTGTGTCAGCGTAAAATAAATCAGGATGTATGCAAGCATAATGGAATCTGACAAAATCAGCTTTAAATTGGATAAATCTGTCAGAATATATCTTCCAAAAGTCGACATTTTCGACCTCCTGAATAGCTTGATCGTAGTAGGAATTAGGCAACATCAAATAAGTATCTTTTATCTGCATCAGCCTCTTGAATGATGCCACGCACCGTTGGTTTTTTTCAGGCATATAGCCTTCCCATATATTACAGAATATCATAAAATTATCATGTCCCTGGACATCCTTCGTTCCATAAAAAATTATCAGCGGAAATGATCGCGGAATCATATCCGCTCCAACCAACACAAACATATCCATCAGACGTGTCTTCTGTTCCGTCCCTAGACAGAATGAGAGTACCTGATCCACTATCACCGGACAGGATAGCCTCGTTATAAAGCAACTCATTTCCGTACACATCTTGAAAACTCAGAAAAAAAGCTAACCAATATTGCCCTTCTTCATCGCCTTCTGCTGAAATTGTATAATCTATTTGGACGCTAAATGAATCGGATGTTACCATCCCTTTACATCGTATTATGTCATTAGAATAACTGCCGTTGGCTGCTAATTTATTATTCTGAATTTCAAGTAGTCCGCAATAAGCTTCCGACGTGTCCCATTTTGCCGGGTTAATGTCTGCACCGTTTGCGCCGGTAAAGTCATCATTCCATTCACATACCCCCCCAGATACTGTAATATAGTTTTCTCTTAAAAGTATATCCTGGCAAGCTGCAAGATTAGCGGTAAGTGTAGGGCTGTATGTCCCTGCTGCGTAGGTGTGCACTAATACATCTGTGCTTGTTTCTGTGTCGTCAAAATTCAATAAGAATGAATCTGAATTTATTGAATTATTTTCAAATGTGACCACTAATGGTGCTGATCCCGACAATGGGGAAGCAGTAAAA